TCTCCGTCAGGATCTACCAGTAAAAATATGTTTGTTGAATTTGATGCAATAGACGTGACGTCGGCGAAGAATGACCACGTTAGATAATCACTACTTCCATTTGTTTTTACGAGAACTTTTCTTTTAGCAGATGTGGACGTATTTGTTATCTGAATATAAGCAAACTGTGTCCCTATATTCATTATGGAATTTACATATTCATTTGCATTTAAAAATGAAACAGTAACCGCATCTGCATCAAAAATGAAATCTTGATCCTGAACAAATCGGAATGCTCTCCATGGTCTAATTAAACCAGCTGGAGTTGTTACGTGAAAATATGCTACTTCAAAATTTTGATCATCGGTCAAATAAAACGCTTGCGTGTTTGCACCACCTAAACTAAATTCAAAATCTGAATATACTGGAACGGTATTCTCTTGAAGAACACCTGCCAAAGGATCAAAATTTAAATAGTCTCGTGTATCTACATATTGTTTTGTTGCAGCTGCTGTAGAAGTAGTTGGGTCTGCGCTTAATATAAGTTGCCCAGACATCGTATCACCGGCCTTATTGACCGGAGTATATCCTAGACCAGCTGTTACTTCTGATTGTGTTAAATTGGTTGTAGTAAATGCGCCACTGGAAAATTTCATTATTCCAGTTTGCCATGCATTTCTACTGGTTCCACCCTGAGATATTGGAATTAATCCTGCTGCGCCAGTGCCTTCAACGAGTGTGTTCCACGCGCTGCCGGTGCTATATACTTTAATTTTATTGACTGACGTATCATACCATAATTGTCCAATCGCTGGATTTCTAGGCGCCGTTGCACCAGCGAATGATTCTGTTAATTTCAGAACATTTTGGTGGATGTCTTCACCATAGTTGTTTACATATCTTCCAGGAATAGATAAAGTTGAAGATGCAGTATTGATTTCATTTGGTAATATTACGAAATTGCCTTGTTTAAAATCCAAAAGATACAATGACGTGTTTGTTATTTTACCTAAGCTTGCTCCAGTGTTAGCGCCAGATGGTAGCGCTGATATATTAACTGTTGACGTGCCAACTTTTTCAGGCTTTACGAAAATTGTTGTTCTATCTGTTAACGCAGAATATGAAGAATCTGAAACTTTGTATTTTTTATTCGCTGAGGAAAGAGAATGATTCTGAATCTCAAATTCTGTTGCTAATACAAAGGTGCTCGTATTTTCTTTTATAAAGAGATCAGTATAATCTCCACCTATTACGATTGATTGAGTTGCGGTAGAAATCGAAACTATAGAATATGATTTGGCCATAATATTATGTCATCCGTGATAAAAGTGGCGGTAATCTATATTTATAGACTTTGATTTAATCTATGAGCTTAACGTATTTTTTAACATTTTTTCGACAAAAATATAAATATAATACCTAAAAACTATTTTCAAAATAGAGGAAATAATATCATGGAACGAGTTTTATCAATGTTATTACATGCATCAAAAGTAGCTCAGATCTGGCATTGGAAAGTAAAATCATTTGCCCAACATATGGCGCTGGGCGAATTATATGAATTAATAACTGAAGTTACAGATCAGCTAGCCGAAGAATATATTGGAAAATTTGGAGAAACTGCACCTGTGTCTGATGGAGCTTGGACATTTTCAACATCTTCGCCTGTTGAGTTTACTAATGATCTTCACGCTAAAGTTGAAGAAATGCGTGCTTCACTTCCTCAAGACGCCGCACTTCTCAATACTTATGATGCTCTAATTGGACAAATTAGACGTGTCAAATATAAATTAGAAAATCTTTCATAAAATAATAACACGTATTTCGCGGATTTAATGCCCTTTATATTTCAAATAACAACATGCGGGGGTTCACATGAAGCTATCAAAATTGGCTACTCATTTACAGATCATGTCTGAAAGTATGACAGATGAGAAACACCAAAGAGCAATGAAAAAATTCCAAAAGAAGATTGATGACGTGTCAATGTGTCATGACAGAATGAGAAAATATTTAATGGATTCTGATTTAATGGATTTAATTACCGAACTTGGCGGCGACAAAAAAATTCTTAAAAAAGTTCATGACCATCTTGAAGGCGTTGAAGAAGAATTAGAAGATCTTGTGAGCTCAGTTACAAAATCAGCATTAAAAATGCAAGAACAGGTGAAAAGCCCATATGCTGTTGGTATGGCGGCTGCAATGAAACAAATGAAGGATAAGCCACCACTCAAAAAGGCAACTATCGTAAGGGCACATGAAATAGCTAAGGCCATTATGAAGAAATAAACGCCCTATTTAAAAATTTCTCCAATAAAAAGAAAAGGTCTGCATTGCAGACCTTTTCTTCGTTTAAGATAAAACTTCTATCTTGACAACTACCTATTACACGAATGACAGATTTGAAACTTCGATACGGCCATAGTAATCAGCTGAGTTACCAAGTGATGTTGCGGTATTGGTAAATGTAGCTTTTCCGTAACGTGTCATGAGTGACATTTGTGGGTTATAGGTATTTGGATCGATAACAACGTTTGAAGACATTAATGGAACATATGGGCAGTAGAAGTAACCGCTGTCCATGTCGCCAGTGCCGCCTTTGTAGCCAAGAAGAACTGGCTCGGTGCCCTGGTCGTGATAGATGTATGAATACACCTTGATGCTGCCATTTAATGTACCGACAAGCTTGGTGTTAGCTGGGCCTTCGAATGAACCTGAAACGGCTGGAGCAAACACGGCTTTAGAAGCTGATTGTAGAACTGAAACGACCAGTGGGGACACCACGATCCAGTTAGCTGGACCACGACGTGTTTTACGGGCGATTTCGTTAGCAACTTTGTTGATGAGAACACCGAGAACAGCGTGACGATCACCAACATAGTTTGGCACGCCTGTGAATGTTGAGGACATGTTGTATGTCTCAACTGTACCAGCGAGGCCAATCAGGTCATTGATGATTTCATTGTCGATTTCTGAAACAACGGCAGCTGAAAGAGCAGCTGTCATTTCGGCTTCGAGGTCAAGACCGTGCTGAGCTGAGAGGTCCTGAGCAGCTTCAATTGTCCACTTGGCTTGCAGTTTGCGTGAGCCAGCAGTAACTGTTTGCTTCAGAACTTCGAGTGACATGCGACGACCACCGAATGCTTCATAGTCGGCTGTCAGAGCTGATGAACCAGCTGAAGTTGTTGCTGTCAGAGCTGGTGGATAGCCGGTTGTGCCAACGTCAGCTGATGAGTAGAAACGCTTCATCTTGCTGTTGTTGCCGAATACTTCGTCGCCGGCGCTGATGTCAGCAGCGGTGCCTGGAGCATTCATTGCTTCTGAGAACAAGAAGCGCAGTGAGTATACCAGGCCAACTGGACCGGACATTGGCTGAACACCAACGAGTTCGGAAGCGATGGTGCCTGGGATAATACGGCGGATCATTGGGATAACAATCTTTTGGAAGTTACCGATGGCGCCACCGGAAGTGGTGAGAGCGTCAGCAGTTTCAGCCAAATAACGCTTTTGGTTTTCAAGGACTGGGGCAACAATTTTTTTCTGACGATCGCTGAGACCTTCGAGAAGAACGTCCTTGGTTTCTTGCCAGTTTTCGAATAGATTCATAATGTAATCTCCTATTACAATGTGTGTTAAACTGATGCTAATTTACGAAGACGCGCAATACGTGCTTCTTTTTCAGCATCGTGTTTTCCTTCTGTGATAACTGGAGCGGTTTCGCCAGTAACAACAGTTGTGCTGTCAACGGTTTTGTCTTCGGTGCTTTCAACGAGTGTTTTATTCTCAGGAGCATCTTCCTTAAGAATGCGTCCAACGAACTTATTGAATGACTCCTGAAGCTTGTCTGTTTCGACATTCTTCAGAATTAATTCCATCTGTTCACGTTTTGATCCAGAAAGTGGCGCAAGAATTTCAGCCATTTTCTGTTGGCGAGCCGCAACGCTAGCAGCTGTAGCCTGTTCTTCTAATTTCTTTTCTGCTTCGCGAAGCTTTTGTTCAGTAACTGCGAGTTTTCCCATCACTGATGATTCATCGATAAAGCTCTTGCCGAATTCGCCAACAAAAGCTTCAAAAACTTTACGGCCAAATGTATTTTGACGGGCTTCTTCAAGATCTTCTTTGAGTTCTTCGATTTCTTCTGAAAGACGGATCTCTAAGAAGGCATCAATTTTATCAACAAGCTGGTCGAGCTCTTCACCTAACTGAGCTGCCATGGCGTGCTTTTCTTCAACGAGTTTTGCGGAATATTCAACTTCTAGATCGCGGAAGCTCTCAACATCTTCTTTGAGTTCTTTGATTTCTGATGCGAGTTGAACTGTGATGAAAGAATCCATGGATTCTACCAAGGCTTCTTTGTCTTTAACCCATTGCTCGGCGAGTTCAGCACGAACTTGTAAACCAATTTCTTCTGACAGCTGAGCTTTGTATGCCTCAACTGATTCACTAAATACTTTGGTGATTTCAGCTTTGGTCTCTTCACTAAGCAGCTCTGACGAGACTAATTTTTGCAGAATTTCATCCATATTCTTTCTCCTTTATGTATACCAAAGGTTATCTAAATTTGCTAAAAATATTTTTAGCTGAATCATCGTGAGCGTCAAAGCAAATTGCCAAGCGCATTCTCATTTAATACTAATTTTTAATATCCGTTATGAATAAAATATACTAAAGCGAAATTATTTATAGCGTTTATGAAAAAAACACATAAAACCTATCAGTTTTATGAAAATAATAGAGTAAAAGGGATCTTTGCGATCCCTTTTACATTATTTTAATCAGATACTTAATAATTAACTTTAAACTTCCGGAGAATCTTCTGTATCAGCAGCACCACCACTCACATCAACGTCAGCTTCATCAACTGGGGCCACATCGCTTGAGTACCCCATTATTTCACGTGTTTTTAATGGAAGATATTCTTTAAAAGCTGCAACGGCTGCTTCTTCATTTCCATTTATCATATGATTCAACATATCTCTTAGCGCTGTCTTATCTGCCATATTCATTCTCCTTTATGATATAAACTTCTAATCTCAGTATTAACGTTTCAATATTGAGTCTAAGAATTTCTTGATTTCTGCACTCAAATACTTTTGTGCGGCTTCATCATGGACAACAGCTTCAGCTAAAGTCATGACTTTCTTATTTTCTACAGCTTCACGAATTAAATTTGGATAAGCATCTGGAGCTGAAGGATTTGCTACCAAATCGATAGTAACAAAGCTGAAATTTTCAACGATGCCATTATTCACATCACCTGTACCACGTGAAGAAACGCCAAGTCTTACGCCGCCATTTAACAGTTCTTTAGCGATTTGACCTGATGGAGTGTTGAGCAGTTTGCAACGACCGACCGCATCATTGCCTTCCATGTACATTTCAGTAATGATATGAGAAACATTTTTCAAATCAATTGACAGATTATCTGGATGATTAAGTTCACCCATGATTGATGCGCCATTTTTAATTTTTTCAGCGCAATAATCTACAGCCTTTGAAATCTCTTGTAATGGATAAACGCGGCCATTACCATTTTGGACTTCAGCCTGCATTAATACGCCGGACAAATAATAATTCTTTTTGTCATCAATTGATTCAACCAAGTTTGCGCTACCAGGCATCAGTTGTTCAATAAGAATGAGGTTTTTCATAGAATAGTTCTCCTAAAATAGCGATAATTTATTTATAGAAAACTATAGTTTATCATTCAATTATGAAGGCCTTGGTGGTTCTGGTAATTCACCTTCTTCGCCTTCCTCACCAGGTGCACTTGGTCCAGCTACTTTAACTGGAGTTGAACCTGTCATATCTGGTGTTGGTTCCATTGGTTCTTCTATTTCTGAACCAAAGCCAAATTCTTCAGGCTGGACTGCGCTTCCGGCTTCCTCTTCATCTGATAAAGGAACCTCTTTCGATTTGAAATCTGGATCATACATTTGCTGAATATCTGCAACCTTAGTATTATCACTGATATTACGCTCTTGTTTAAGCATGATCTCATTCATCTGTAGATCATCCTCTGTAAAGCCTAAGTAACGCTTAAGAATAAATCGTTTAGACAGATATTTGATACCATCTGCAGAATTGAATGTGTTAATTAATTCTGCGTCCAAACCAGCTTGGCGATACAGCGCGAAGTTTTGCGGTTCTGGCAGTTTAAGCATGAATAGATCATCATCGACCTTAATTCCTGCTGTTTTCAAATACATTTTGAATTCTTTATCTAAAACGCGTTCAATTTTTGCTTGAAGGCGCGTGATAAAGTTTGCAAATCGTAGTTCTTCGATATATGCAATACCGACTTTTCCGTCTGCAACTTGCGCTCCGCCAGCATCGGCTCCACGCATATAAGAACTTGGAATACGAAGGCCCCTGAAAATTTTACCTTGGAAATAAGTTAATTCTGAATTTTCGCCAAGATTTTCGCCACCTGGCAGTGTTTCAACTCGAGAGCCGCGACCGGCCGCAGTTTGTGCGAAGAAATAATCTTCAGAAATTGAATGTGGATTATATGTACCATCCACCATGTCTTGGCCAGAAGCTGATGTATTTGGGATCCGTTTTTGACGAATATCATTTTTAATTTGTTCTAAATATTGCTTAACTCGCTGAGCTGGCATGTTGCCAACATCAATATAAAATGCACGACGTTCTGGGGCACGAACTACTCGATAAATCACCACAGAATCTTCAAGCATTGACAGTTGCTTGAATGTTTTCATGATTGGCAATAATATTGAATCGCCGAATGGCGCGCCAATTCCCATTTCATCAGTTAAGGTGAAATGAATTATTTGGTGAATTGGAATAACTTCAGCTTGTTGTTTTTTGATAGTTTGTAAGCCAATTGAAGCTGGAGCTGAAGAAAGGCGATTTATATGATACGCAACTTTTCTGCCTTTTGCGTCAATTTCAATACCAGTCACATCATTTTGTTCAATAAATTTCCATGGAGCTAATGGTGACTCACGTTCAAAAAAGCAGTCACCGTACTTAATAACGTGGCGCGCAATTCTGTAAATTCTATTATTGAGATCTTGATGATTGCACCAATGTCTTACTGCAGCTCGTAAAGCTGTGACGACAGATTCATTTACTTCTTGACTATCTTCAGTTTGATATTCAATTTTAACTGGCAGTTTCGTGCGTTTATCTTCGGTAGCAATTTCTTCAGAAATCGTATCAAGAGCGCGCGCAATATCGACATCTGAGTCCATCATGTCAAACTGTTTATAACGCTGTTTACGTGAACCGATGCCACGCATAACCTGGTTATACCATTTAAGACCATCTAATTCTAGCCCATAAGAATCTGGAAGATTATCTGGAGCTATTATGGTTGATCTTTGTGAAGGTGATGATGGTCTAACTATTTTCCAATAATTTACCCAAGATGCCATTATATTTTTCCTTATATTATCTCATTGCTGAACCAACAAATGATGGCTTTGATAGTGTTGGTCTAGTTTCAAAACCACGACCGCTGCTTTTATTAGCAACAACTTTCAATTGATCATTATTTGTTTTTAGAATTTCTACAATCTCACGTGAGATATTTTCGCTCGAGCGTAAAATTGTAATCATCTCTGCTTGTTGGTCGACTAATTTTTGATTCAAACTTTGCTGATTTACTGTATTTATTTCTGTTGGTGTTGCTACTATAGCGGTTTTAGCTAATTGTGTCTCGGTAGATGGGATAGCAATTTGCTGCGTTTTAGATATTGGGATTGCGCTTTTTGCTGTTGGGATTGGCGATGGAGCAAGTAATTCTTTTGATTTGTCTCCGCCAAATAAATCATATAATGAGGACCCAATTGATGTTCCTGTCCCTAGTTCAAAAAGCTTATTGATTCCTTCACCTACCGCGTATCCAGCAGCTCCAGCTGCCATAACGCCTGCTGCCGGTCCGGCCAATTTTGCTAATCGGCCAGCCACTCCGGCGCCCTTACTTATTGCGCCTTTCATACCACCGCCAGGAATGCCCGCAGAAGCACTTAGCGCCGCAGCCGCAGCCATCAATGAAGATCCTGCTGCTATGAGTGAGCCACTGCCGGCAACAATTGAAGCCGTTAAACCAACTGCTGACACGGCCAACTGTGCTATTGGATTTTCCATGGCATTTTTAATAAATGTAAATGTTTCTATTCCATTTGCTAAAGTTTTATCAGCTGCATTTCTCTGCATAGCTGATATAACTTCTGAATCAGATAACATCTTACCAGTTGCCGATTGAAGCGCCACTCCAGCATCATACAACTGCTTTGAGCCTCCTCCCATGCCCTCTTCTAAAACATTCACCACGTTTTCTTCTGCTAAACCGCCTAAAGCTAATGTTTGTGCAGATTCATTCATTGTGCCCATAAACTTTGCTAAAGATGTTCTTTGTTCATCTGTCGCACGCCGGCCAAGTCTAATAGTTTCTGCGGCAGCAGCTCCGGCGTCCCCCATGCCTAATATTGCGGCCATTTGTTGAACACGAGCAGCCTGCTCAAGTCTAGATGTTACTTTATCTTTTTGAATTGATAATAATGCAGATTGCGCCGCCTCAGCCTGTGCCTTACTTAACCCATATGTTGTTTGCAGCAATACGCTCTGCGCTCTAAATGATTCTATTCTTGCGGCTCTTTCTTTAACGCTAAATCCTAAATTTATTTTTTGTAAATCCGTATTTTCTGCAGCTGCTTTTGAGAATTCAATATATTCTTTTGCAGTCATGCCAGTTACACGACTTAATTTTAGGAATTCTTTTTCTTGTGATTGTACTGATGCGTTCATGCGATCAGTTTCACGCGCAGAAATTCCAGCAGATAAAGCATTTTGCCTAAATGCTGTTGCCATT